GGAGGTGCAACCGCTGCGACCACCCGTGCAACATACGCATGGGAAGTCAGCTGCTGCACGCTCTACCGGATCTCTGTTGATCGACCGTGTGGCGAAGTCGATCGGCGCCGAACCTGTCTTCTTTCAAGGAAGCAGTTCGGACAAGAGGAAAGGCCGCAATATTACGCGCTCACATCTGTGGGCTAAGGATCTGCTAGCCGAACAGGAACCAATTGTTGAGGACCCTGAGGTTGTGGCTATGGTTGATGTTGACTATTATGTCGACATGCGACGCTACCTAACCTTGAATTTCCAACCCACCATGCTGTATACTTTCCAACCCTCTGGCGTCTGCCGTTGTGATGGAGAGTATAAGTACACCTTCCATCAGGACAACACCGTTGAATATACGGTGTCGGGTGGAGGACGTTATCGGCATCCTGTGTGGAATTGGGACGGGGACTCTCTTATGGTTTTCCAACGTGGTTGGCATGGTTTGATCAATCAAGTGGCCATGTTTTCTCTTGAACGACGTCGAATCGATGAGGATCATCAAGTGATCCTTCTCGCCCCACTCCGCCGCTACCGTGGTGTTTTGTCAGCAAACTTTGCTGCGAGACACCTGTACGCACCAAACCTAGACATCTTACGTGTGAATGATGGGATGTTCAGCAGGTTGCGTATAAACACCGATACAGGCATCTACCAGTGTACCGGGCTTGCTGGTGGTTATACACAGGCGAAAATCAGCTGTGCTGCTGATGACGCACTGGCGTGTACCAACCGAACGAGCAAGTCTGTCATGACTGTAAGTTGTGTCAAAGGTGTTATGGAACGCGACGGGGGCGGTTATTCCGAGACTGTCCACCTCGGATGCGAGGTGCTCCATGAGTACCATACCCGCAACCAACCCAAGACGGGACCTGTTGTCAGCACCTTAACTGATGCTGTACGACGGTTCCAATGGGTTGCTCCAGACAGAGATCCGGATGCTGATGCCAAACCTGGCATGGTAGCCTTCATGCTTCCACTCCTACACGGTGGCTTTGCCCCTGATCAATGCTACGGCAATGACCACAGGGCTGCCACCGAACGAGTGACAAAACTCAAGAAACCCATCCAACCCGAGCTATCGAATTTTGTGTCGGATTGCATGGATGAATTTGTTGAGCAGTTATTCGCTGGAAGGAAACATTTCCTCGGCCCGGTATCGGTCGCGGAGGTTTATGCCAGGCAGGACAGACCCGCACAACGTCGCATATTGGATGCTGCTCATCATGAGGAGCCAACCTCACGAGCGAAGAACTTCGTGAAGAAAGAGGCTTATCCATCTGTGACTGACCCACGTATGATTACCACGATTAACGGGAGCGATAAACTCCAGTATTCGCGGTTTATGTACGCGCTGAAAGATTACATCAAGACCAAGGAGTGGTATGCTTTTAGCAAATCGCCGCAAGAAATTGCAGAACGAGTTGCTGCTATCTGCTGCCATTCAAATTGGGTTGACAATACTGACTTCAGCCGTATGGATGGGAATGTTGACGCCCTGGGGCGTGAGTTCGAAAGACGTATAGCCATTTATGGCTTTCGCAAGGACTGCACCTCAGACCTACTGAAATTGATGCGAAACCAGTATTGTCTCAAAGCTTCTACCCCGTTCGGGGTGCGCTATGACACTGGTTATGCTCGATCATCCGGATCCCCGGAGACTTCAGAATTCAACACCCTCCTAAACGCGTTTATCGCATATATGGGTTATCGGAGGACTCACCGCGGCACCTCCTTTATGACTCCCATTGAGGCCTATTTTTCTCTTGGGATTTATGGAGGTGACGACGGCTTGAGCGCCGACATGTGTCGGGATGGCGCCATCAGGTCAGCCCGGTCCATGGGGCAGACACTCGACTTAGTTCGGGTTCCCCGTGGTTCGTTAGGAGTGACTTTCCTCGCCAGACGTTATGGGCCCGACGTTTGGTTTGGTGATAGCAATAGCTGTTGTGATATTGTGAGACAACTCTCAAAATTTCACTTGACTGTTGCATTGCCGAGTAATATTACTCCACTGCGGAAGCTGCAGGAAAAAGCTTTCGCTTTTTGGCTGACTGACCGAAACACCCCAATCATTGGTGATTTCGTCTCTGCCGTGCTTGAAATGCACCCCTACTCTCGAGATGAGTGGGAGAACATATGCGGCATGTGGCGAATGACCCTTGATGAATCCAAACAATATCCGAATACCCCCGCCGACTGGATGAATGAGATTGTTAGAACTGAACTTCCCAATTTTGATCACCAGTTGTTCTCGGATTGGATTCAATGTGAAGGGTGCGGTGACTGGTTCAAACCACCAGAATTCAATCCCCCGGTCGAACCTAGGGTTAGACCAGGGACTGTGGTTCTGGAGGGTGATCTTGTACGAACCCCCGCACAAGCTCAAACCAACACCGAAACGTCTACTGAAGGAACAGCTCCAGTCGAAAGTTCGCGGACTAGGGTAAAACCCAAATTCCGAGCCCGTCGGGCGAAGAAGGACCGCGTATCCCGCAACTCGGGGTCTAACAACCCCAAGAGACGAAATCCGCCAGTGCCGACTGAGGCACCCGCGCCAGCTACTGGGCGTGGACGCTAGCGGAGCGCCGTCTACAGGGATGTGGATGTTAATG